AATCTTTTCTTGTGTACTGGTCTAGTTCACCTGTTGAATGTGTGAATGTTGATGGATATAGCTGCATAGAGATTGGAGCAACAAGATGAGCCCCTAATTGATAAAATTCACAAATTCCATCCTTGTTGTACTTTTTCCACTCATCAAGACCTTGTATTGTAACTACTTCTTCAACTTCTTCACCAGATCCATTTTTTAATCGTCTTTTACCAGTTGGCCGGATTGAATTGAAAAGACCTGTCTTATCAACTCTACGGGTGATAGAAGTGATATTCTTGCCATATTTTAAGCTTATATCGTTTCTGATACGGCCTACGCCTTGATGGTTGTCATCATTTTCATGATAGACATTGATAGAGAATTTCTTAATTGTACTGTCAGTGTTTAACTGTGTATCAAATTCAATTTCAGCATCAAAGCGTTTAGCAAGGCTTAACATACGAGCTAGCTTGGTTTCTTGCCCCTCCCATTCAAGCGTACGCTTGTTATCTGATACTTCATTGATACCAATAGAAAGATGGGTATAATTTAATAGATCCATAGCCTCGCAATATTCTGCAAAGCTCATCGCCTTTGTAGCCTTGTACGGATTTGCCACTTCATTGATTAATTCAAGATTGAGGTTTTCACAATAGCATTTGATTGTTTGCTCGTTTTCTTCAACCTGCATAACGTTAAAAAGAAAACTCTTTCCATGATATTTGAATGATACCCACGCTCTTTCATTAAGATAAGAATAGGCTTTTTGTGTTGGGGTGTCTGACTTAATAGCCTTTTTAAATACAGTAAATTCAAAAGTAGATGAACCTGTTTGTAAGCTCCTAGTCCATGTATCATTGTAAAAATTAAGCGTACTTTGCTTGCTGTTATCAACAAAAGCAACCTTTTGCAAATTCGCATCATGAATTGTTAAGAGCATGACTAGATCCACCTTTCTTCAAATTCTACTGTTACTGTTGGTTTTTTCTTGATAAAACTAGAAAAATACATCTCAAGCTTGGACTCTCCAGGAGGTATAGATAGCCATTGCGAACCATCAACAACCTCTCCAGTTTTTGCGATACCATCAATGTAAACCGTATCATCTTCACTATTGATTACAACATTTGAACCCATAGGATAACGATTTGGGATATCACCCGTCATAGGTACAAAGTCTTTTCTGAAAATCAACTCATCAATGTACATGTGTGATACCATAGGCTTGTCGTGATAAGCTCCCAGAGTAACATGGATTTTAGCTGATTTTTTGCCCTTGATTTCAGGGATAACAAAGTTGTAGTATGATCCGTTGTAATAAACCTGTACTGTGTTGTCATTTCGCTTAATCTCAAATTGCCCTTTTGAGTAATTAAACGGATTCAAGGTGCTATCGGATGTGCCTGTGAAAGTAAGGCATTTTAAAAAGTTGTACTTACCTTTTCCATCCGAACCAAAGATATTAAATTCGCATTCTTGACCTTTAGAACGTTTAAATGTCTCAACGCCATACAAAAATTGATCATTTGTGTCTGATACAGTTATCTTGATAAAGCCGTATTGAGTTGCTGACTCTGATTGAAACACTTGCCTACAGAATAGATAATCATTCAATGAACCTCTCTCGCCTGCTGCATCTACTGGAATATCCCATGATAGTCCTGTCGCATAATTCCCATAACGCCCTTGGATGAATTGATCTCGTAGTCTTATGTGCTTCTTGTCCCACAATGTAAGCAATTCAGATGCCCCAGTCACAGTCTCACCGTTATCGTTTGTGATGGCTCTATTTTTAAACGATCTATTGAACGCATCTGAAATCTTATCGCCTCTAAAATCCAGCAAGACCTCGGATTTTTTAACGATCCCAGTATCAGCCTCTTCACGGTTTCCAAGCTCAAAAGCTGTATTATTATTGACAAGGCCAATATAACCATTTTCAGCATTGTGCTTAACTCGGATAATTGGAAATGCCTCAACTGTACCATTGTTTGTGAGGTCAAAGACTAGTTTATCTAGCGTTCCTTTGGCGTTTGCTTCGCTATTAAAATCCTTATAAGCTGAGCTATGGGCTACACCATCTGGAACGACGAATTTTATAGAACCGGTTGACCTTCTACCGCTCGTTTCTTGCATTGAAATACTCTCAATCGTCATGGCCAGATAGTATTTGTCAGGCTCATCTGAAAATGTCAGCTCTTTAGGACTATCAACATTAAAAATACCCGCAAGCTTGTGCTTGAGGGTATTTCTGTCTTCGGACCAGATCGAAAAATCTACCTTGATATATTTTGCATCAATGGTTTGTTGCTGAATATTGACTCCGATTCTTGGTGCTTGGTCGATAGAGATAGAGCGATTGTTCCCGATATCTCGTTGGATGTCATGGATTTCAATAAGGTCTCGAAAATCTGTTTTATTGAAACGCATTGTAACTTCACTCATTCAAGCACTCCTTTCATTCTTAGTGTCATTCTTTCTCGCTCTCTCTGCTTCTTGGTTATAATATCCGTCACTACAGAGCTATCCATATAAGCGTTCGTATCCTTGTTGAGGATAGCAATAAGCAATTTTTCTAAACTTGCTCTCAGAATCCTCATCTCAGATACAACTTGCTCTGTATCTTGACCACTTTGAACACTAGTAGTTTGAACCGTGATATTGCGCTGTGCTTGTTCCATTTCTCGAAGGAATTTCGCATCGCTCGGAATCCCGATACCTGAAGCATACTTAGGAACACCCATTTCATGCATCAGACGTCTGGTCTTATCTGCTCGCAACACCTTGGATCCTCTAGGGAGTGGAAGAAGGACATTTCTTCCTTCAGGAATGAAACTTCTGCCGTCTGGAAGAGTAACAAGCTCTTTATAATTACTATTTCTTTGGTCGTTGACGATAGCAAGACCACCAGGGTGATAATTGGTTCCGTGGGCATGCTTGCTTGCAAAAATATTGGTAAAGAAATTACCAGTTACGCTATCAATCCAACTCCTAATCCCTGAAAGAACCCCAGACGCATTGTCACGAGCACTGATAGTAACAGTTTTGTCCTGAATACCATTGACACCACTCTGAACCTCATTAACAGTTCCTTGTGTATTGTTTTGAGCCAAAATGCCAATAGGAGTATTCTGTTTAATAGCATTGATTTCACTACTTGTCTCGTTTCGGACAGCACCTGTCAAGTCTGCCGCGTTAATATCAACTGGTTTATGTTGACGAATAGAATTTACACCGTACAACACCGACTCTACAGTGCTTGGTGTATTGTCAATCGCCTCAATTGGTAATTGCTTACCAGTCATCATATCGATACGACCTTGGACTACCTTAATATCGCTACTAGCTAAATCTTTTAAAGTCAATGCTTTTTCGCTCGGTGTCATTAAGTTCCACTGAGTCAATGCTTGCTTAGCACCTTCTGCACTGCTTAAAAAGCTTTCATTCTTACCAAGAATTTCTTTTACCTCAGAAGGCAAATCGTTCCATTGTAACATCAGTTCTTTGCTATCCAAAATAGCTTGTACCGCTGGTTTGCCATTCACAATTAGTTCTTTTTCTTCTGGAGATAGCTGCTCCCACTGGCCGTTTGCTACAAGAGCCTCTCCGATAGTCAAACGAGCATTAGTCTCAAGATTCGCTTCTTTAAGGATGAATTGCATGGCATCCCATCCACCTTCTGCTTCAAGGGCCTTTTGCACTTCTTCAACTGCATTTGTTTTCAGCTTACCAGTTTTTTCATCCCATACCATGGAATTCCACTGAGTGTTTGCAAGCTTCATTGATTCGGTTGCATCTTTAGCAGTTTGTGCCCACATACTATTACCTTCTTGCACTTTTGAGAAGGTGTTTTGGAACTTGATGGCCATTTCATCGTAAGTCAATCCCATTTCCTCAGCTCGTGACTTAAGCTGATTCATGATGCCGGATAATGCTTCTGGACTAACTTTTAAAGTTTTTAAAAGTCTACCTTGCAAATCATTCCATTTCTGGCTATATGCTTCCATTTTAGCTGTGTGTTCAGCTTCCAACTGCTCCATTTTATTCTTGATCTCAGCGCGAGCTTTAACAGATTTTTCATCCTCGCCTTTGATTTGTTCCATGAGTTTCTTGTATCCGTCCAAACGTTCTTGGTAAGAAGCTTGTTCATCTTTGACCCATTTCTCAGTTAATTCAGTGGCTTTTTTTAGCTGTTCTGTATTTAATTCATCGGCCTGACCATTGAAAGCTTTAATCATGTTGATACGTTCTTCGCTAGAATATTCCATCAACTCTAACTGTGTATTGATAAGTTCATTCTGATTTGCTAAAACAATTGCTTTTTCCTCTTCAGAAAGTTTTCGATGATTATTAGCTGAGTTTTGATAAATTTTGATAACCTCGTCTGACATCTGTTGCACATTATCTTTAACTTGATTAGAATGCTCAGTTAAAGCTTGAATCGCTTCATCACTAAGTCCTAACTTTTGTGCTAAATCGATGTCTTTGGCTAAGTTTTCATCAGCTAACTTTTGAATCTCAGTAGCTAGCTTTTTGACAGACTCAGTTACCTTATCGACACTAGCAGCGCCTGATCCAAAATCTGTCATCGCATGGTTTGCTTCATCTACTTTATCTTTGAAATCTTGAAGTTGATTTGCTTGATCCACGCTAACGCTTGCCCCCCATTCTTGAGCACGTTGTCTGGCTTCATATGCTTTGTGAGCAAAGTAAGCAATTGCACCCCCAACTGCAAGTGTCCCAAGAACTACAGCTCCTGTAGGTGTAAAAGCGAGTCCAAGTAATGTTCCTGCTTTTGACAACAATCCTACACTTGCACCAGCTTCAGCAGCGGTTGTCCCTACTGCTGATATGTTTCTTGCTGTGTTAAGTAGCTCAACTCCCTTCCCAGCGATTTTTAATACTCCTCCGAGGGTTGTTGAGAAATTACCCAGCATATTCAAAGCAGGGTAGGCAACTGCTGCACCTAGTCCAACTTTTATCCAAAAATTTTGTACTTCTGGGGAAGCCTTTGAAAAACTCTCTATGATATGATTAACCTTCTCAATTAGAGGGCTTAAAGTTGGCAACAACTTTTGACCAATATTTACCTGCAGTACTTCCAGATTAGCTTTAAAACGTTCAACTCCATTTTTTGAAGAGTTCATCAACTCTCTAGCAAGTTTATGAGTATACCCACGAGCACTTTCAGTTTGTTTTGTTAGATTCCGAAGTGCATCTCCTCCTTGATTAATCAAGGCATTCATACCTGTTTGAGCCTCGATACCAAAGGCACGGGCAATTGCAGAAGATTTTTCTGCATCCGTCCAGCCCTCAGTAGATTTCTTGATTCGATCGATAATATCTGGCAACTTCAATGCACCAGACTGGAATTCTTCAACGCTAAACCCTAATTCACGCATTGCATTCGCATTAGATTCAGAAGGTTTCAATAATTTCGATAAAGCACCACGTAATGCCGTACCGGCCTTCTCACCAGCTATACCATTGTCAGAAAGTAGACCAATAGCAGCTGAAGTCTCTTCAATTGACATACCTAGCGAATGAGCTACTGGCCCAATATATTCCATAGCAAGTCCCATATCTGAGAATCCAGCTGATGTTTTATTAGCTACATAAGTC